TGCCTGGATTGCCTGGCGCGCCTTTACGGGCTTGCAACGGAACGCAGGTGAAATAGCGGACTGCGCCGCGTCCGGTCCGCCCCACTTGCCCCGGTGATGTTGCCGCGACAGCGCGATCGGGCTGTCGCGAAAACCGCAGATCTCCGCCGGGGTCGCTCCGGCACGGCAGTTGCATGTGATGTGGCGAGAGCTGCGCGTAGCGACGACATCTGTCGGCGTGCGGATTGATCTGGCGCACGGTCCGCGTGGCCGAGGCCAGGTCGTGCAACTTAAGCTTCTCTGAGTGAGCAGGGCCTCATGTGGGGAGTTCTGACCGGGCTTTACATCGTCATTATGCTCTATCCATTCTTCGACGAATGGCGGCAGGAACGCGCCGACAAGGCGGCTCTGAAGAGAATGCGCGCCAACCATGCCGCTGGCCGTCGATGGGACGTCGCCAAGGGACAATGGAAAGATGACGAGCATTGCTCTCCGCTCAATCGGATCGAATGATCGTGCAAGGCGGCATTCACTGACGGGTTGAGGGCTGTAACTTCCGCAATAGAAAGTTGACCGGTCCGGCGAAACAGGGTAAGTTATCCATCATTGCAAATCACGTGAGCCGCCCCGGAGATTCCGTTGGGCGGTTTTTTCGTTTTGTCATCTACCAAAGGACGTCCGAAAATGAGACCTACGCCGACAGCCGTGACCGGCGCCGCGCGATCGCCATCGCCGCAGACATCGAACGGCCAAGATTTGGCGGCGGGCGACGGCGCGGCGGCGATTCAGGCTGAGGCCGAGCGCGATCGTGCCGTCAAGGCGCTCGTGGATTATCTCAGCGCCAAGACGCCCCTCAAAAGCAAATCCCGCAACTTGGCCACCGTGGCGCAGCCGCGACGGTTTGGCACGGCGTTGCGGCAGGAGTTCGCGCTGCTGTCCGATGACGATCCGAAGTCGCTGCGCGGCCTGGCGCGGCGGCTGATCACCGAGGCGGCGGAAGCCGCCAATCCGCTGGCGGCAATCAAGGAGATCGCCAACCGGCTTGATATCGACGACGCCGAGGACGGCGCGCCGGAGCAGATCGATCGCATCGAGCGCATCATTGTCTACCCTGAAAATTCCGACCGCTAGGGTGTTCGCACCGCTGCTGGCTCCGGCGCGTTACAAGGGCGCCTATGGCGGGCGCGGCTCGGGCAAGTCGCACTTTTTTGGCGAATTGCTGGTTGAGCAATGCCAGCGGACCAAGGGCACGCTCGGGGTCTGCATCCGCGAAGTGCAGCGGACATTGGCGCAGTCCTCGAAGCGGCTGGTCGAAAGCAAGATCGCGGCGCTTGGCGTCGGCCGGGGCTTCAAGATCTTTCACGACCGAATCGCGGCACCCGGCGACGGCCTGATCATTTTCACCGGCATGCAGGATCACACCGCGGAATCGATCAAATCCCTGGAAGGCTTTCATTTCGCCTGGGTCGACGAAGCGCAGACTTTCTCCGCGCGCAGCCTGGCGTTGTTGCGGCCGACCATCCGGGTTAATGGGTCAGAGATCTGGGCGAGCTGGAACCCGCACCGCAAATCGGATGCCGTGGATGAATTCTTCCGGGTCAAGCAGCCCACGGAGGCGATCGCGGTGAAGGCCAATTGGCGCGATAATCCGTGGTGGAACGCTGTGCTGGAGGCGGAGCGACAGCTGGAACTCGACCTCTATCCCGACCGCTATGGCCATACCTATGAGGGCGATTATGCCGGCGCGTTCGAGGGCGCCTATTTCGCCGGCCTGCTGTCGGCGGCGCGGCGCGAGGGCCGGATCGGCAAGGTGGCGGCCGATCCGTTGTTGCCGCTGCGCGGGTTCATCGATATTGGCGGCTCGGGCGCGAGAGCCGATGCTTTCGTTATTTGGATCGTGCAGTGGGTTGGCCAGGAGATCCGTATCCTGGACTATTACGAGAGCACGGGCCAGGTGCTGGCCTTTCACGTCCATTGGCTGCGCGCCAACAACTATGCCGAGGCCGTGCTTTATCTGCCGCATGACGGCGTCAATGAAAACAATATCACCGGCAAGCGCTACGCCGACCATCTGCGCGACGCCGGATTCAGGGTCGAGCCACCGGTCAGGAACCAGGGCCGGGGCGCGGCGATGATGCGGATCGAGGCGCTGCGCCGAATAGGCGCGAAACTATGGTGGAATGAAGCCGCGACCGAAGCCGGCCGCGACGCGATCGGTTTCTATCACGAACGCAGGGACGAGATCCGCCATGTCGGACTGGGTCCCGACCATGACTGGTCATCGCACGCCGCCGATGCGCTAGGGCTGATGGCGATCTGTTATGAGGAGCCCGGCCAGCGGCTCAATTTCAATCGGCAGCTGAGCTATCCGAAAATGGGGATCGCCTGAGGAAGCCCGCGACTGCCGGACGCATCTGGACCATGGGAATCATCGCGCTTTGAGGAGACCATCATTGTGAACACGTCCTTGCTGGCGGCGCCGGCGATGCTGGCCATGGCACAGCCGCCGCTCGCCGCGCCGCTGCAACCGATTACCCATGATGTCACCATCGTTACCACCCGAAAGCTCGCGCAGGCCCGCGTGCTCGGCGTGCCGCCGGAGGAGTTCGGCATCGAGCGTGGCGCGCGCAATATCCGGGAGTGCAATTATTGCTTCCATGATGTGGTGACGAAGACCCGGGCGCAATTGATCGCGGAGGGCTTTGACGAGGCGCAGATCGACGCGGTGTCGGTCTATACCGGCAACACCGATATCGAAACACTGTCGCGCGATTCCGTGCAGGAGCATTTTTCCATCAACGCGGGCGGCGCCAACAAGTCGACCGAGCTCGTTCGCATCACCGAGCACTATGTCCGGATGGATTATCACGGCAACGGCCGGCCCGCGCTCTATCAGGTCATTACCGGCGGCGACGATGGCGAGATCCTGCGCCGGGATGGCCGCGACTGCATCACGCCCTTCGATGTCGTCCCCTTCGCGGCGACCACCCCGGTGCCGATCACCCACCGCTTCTTCGGCCGCTCGATCGCCGATCTGGTGATCCCGGCGCAGCGGGAAAAGACCGCGTTGAAGCGCGGCGCACTGGATAATCTTTACCTGCACAACAATCCGCGCGTCGAGGTCGCAGAACAGAATGCCGGGCCGAACACGCTGGATGATCTGCTGGTGTCCCGACCCGGCGGCGTGGTGCGTACCAGGAGCGCGGGCGGGCTGAATTGGCAGGTGGTACCCGATATCACCGGCTCGATCTTTCCGATGATGCAATATCTTGACGCCGAACTGGAACAGCGTACGGGACTGTCGAAACAGAGTCAGGGGCTCGATGCCAACGCGCTGCAGAACCAGTCGGCGACCGCGGTGACGCAGGTGTTCAACGCCTCACAGATGCGGATCAAGCTGATCGCGCGCATCATGGCCGAAGGCGTGCGTGATATGTTTTCGCTGCTGCACGGCACCATCCGCAAGCACGGCCAGCAGGCGCAGACCGTGCGACTGCGCCAGGCGTGGATCACGGTCGATCCCAGGGACTGGAAAACCCGCGACCACCTGACCGTGAATGTCGGGCTAGGCTCTGGCGGCAGGGCGCAGGCCTTCGCCCAGACCATGGCGATCGCCAATGTGCAGAAGGAATTACTGGCCGGTGGCAAGAGCAACCTGGTCGATGACCAAAGCCTCTACAACACCGCCGCCGAGCTGACCCGCATCATGGGCCACAAGAACCCGGACAAGTTCTTCAATGATCCCAGCGCGCGGGATCCCCGCACCGGACAATTGCTGCACCCGCCGCCACCATCGCCACCGCCCGGTCCGGAAGCCATCAAGGCGAAGGCGCAGCTGCAGATCGCAGAGAGCAAGGCGGAGACCGACCGGGCCACCGCGATGCAGCGCATGCAGCTGGAGCAGGCGCGGGCAGAGGCCGACGCGCTGCGTCAACATGCGAGGCTCAGCGCCGACATCGAACTGACCAAGGTCAAGGCCGAGCTCGAAGCGCGGCTTGCCGTGCTCGATGCCCATGTCAAGGCGCTGGCCGCCGCGCAGTCCGCCCGCCACGCCCGCGAGCAGCATCACGCCAATCTTGCCGAGAGCGCGCTCGGCATGGCCGCCGCCGCGCATCGCCATGACCTGAAGATGGCGTCGTCGCCAGCGCCGGATCGGCAAGGAAATTCCGATGAGTGAAGACCGCCTGTCCCGCGCCGCCGCCGCCGGCGTCCGCGCCCGCTCCCTGCTCGAGGATGATTTGTTGCAGGGGGCGTTCAGCGCCCTGGAAGAACGTTATCTGCAGGCTTGGCGGGCCACGGCCATCGACGATGTTGCGGCCCGCGAAACCCTGTTCAAGGCGATCCATGTCATCGGCAAGGTGCGGGATCATCTTGGCAGCGTCCTCAGCAACGGCCGGTTGGCCGAACGCGAGCTGCGGGAGCTAGTGGAGCTGGCGGAGCGGAAACGGCGGTTCGGGATTTTGTGAGGCGGGTGCAAGGGCGGTTATGAGGACCGCCATGAAGGCCGCGCCTTCAGCTGAAGCACCGCCACCTCAACCCTGAGGCGACGCACCAAAAT